ATGCTTGTAAGTGTAACAGCAACTAACATGCAGTCTGTGCCCCTTATCGATCTAGGTAGGGATAAGCACAGAGGGTACTTAGTAGTACTAGCTATAACAGATGTAACAGTAACACTATCTAATGGAGAACCATTCACAATAGCAGCAGGTAGCTCATGGGCACCAATACCTGCGCCTATTAATGACATGGACTTTACAGGTAGTGGTATACTAACGGTAGATAGCTTAGTACTGCCGAGGGCAATACTGCAAAACTTTACATTCCAGGATGGAGATAGTTATACCTTCCAAGATGGAGGTAGCTATGAATTTAATTAAGGAGGCTTATGCCTAAGTTAACGGATAAAAACGAGCTAACTACACTTGCTCAAGATGACTGGCTTCATGCAGTAGATGTAAGTGATACAAGCGGTAGTGCGGAAGGGACAAGTAAGAAGGTTAAAGTATCTGAGGTTAAACCTCCTGACAACTGCCGTATTGGTATATTAGACTATAACGATACTGCAACAACAGGTACACCTTTAGTGGTGACTGTAGTGGGGAGTCCTGTACCGCTGCCTAATGATGAGTTAGGTTCTTTCACTAATAAGTTGTACACAGCTGTAGGAGTTACAGACGTATGGGATGCCAGTGCTGGGGAGTTTGATTTCTCTGATTTAAAGTTAGGGGACATGATAGACATACGCTTAGACGTAATCTTACACACTACCTCCGTAAATACCCAGATAGATATTGCTCTGAGACTAGGTCTTGGTGCTAGTGAGTACCGTGTACCTTTCATCACTGAGGCTAACTTCAAGAACACAGGTGACCACCCGTTGACTAACTTCAATGGTATCTATATGGGAGATACTAATACCTTAAACAACGGTGCGTACTTCGAGATAACGACAGATAAAGATTGTACCCTTACAGTCAACGGTTGGTATTGTAAGGTACTAGTGAGAGGTTAGTAGACTTACCTTAGGCTTAGCCACCGGCTAGGTCGAAGGTACATAAAATGACCATGGTAAACTAACTAGGTTAATAATTAATGGTACAATCAATGAAAGATCTAATAGGAAGTGCAGTAGTTGGTATACCCGTAGTAAACGAGGTAACTAACCAAGGCATTATAACAGCACTAGAACTTGAACAATCAGTTTGGTTGGGCGTAACATATGGTGCTTGGTTCAAAATAGGTATGGGTGTAGCTTTAGTTCTGCTTATAGTAGAACGTGGCTTATCTATATGGAGTAAATTCAAGGATAAGTGATATGGTTGTGGTACTTGGGATTGGTGTAGTTTTACTAATAGCCTATAGATGCTGGGTACTATACCGTATGATTAAACAAATTTTATAGGAGTAAGTAATGGGAACATTATTACTAAAAGGCTTAGTTGCCGTGTTAAAAGGTATGCTGGTAACAGTAGCCTCAGAATACATGATTAAGTACGCCTTGTTTGCAATAGCTGACGCAGCCGTAAAGTCTACCAAGACTGAGAAGGACGATAAGTGGTTAGCAGAGTTTAAGGGGCAATATGAGCAAAGCTAATGAGAATAAGCTAGGTGACCTACATGGCGCTGTAGCTACAGTTCTCAATGCTCAGATTTCACATCAAGAAGAAGAAATGGACTTCGACTCAGAGGGCGAGGCAGTCAGTACAGGTAACATGCGATATACTGCACAACCTGCTACTATTGCCGCCGCTATCAAGTTCTTGAAGGATAATCAGATTACGTGTGACGTCGAAGTAGACGAGAACATGAACAACTTACGCGATTCACTCGCTAAGAAACAACGCCACTCGCGACTAAAGAACGCAGGAGAGGCAGCACTACAGGCAGTATAAAGGTAGATTAGTATGCGTATAAAAGACATGACATACGATCAACTCCGTGAGGACTTGACCGAAGAAATGGCAATGGCGATTGTAGCAGAGCGAAATGATGACTACCTAGAAGACCCGGAAGGGGAGCACACTGATGAAGAGTGGGACTTGTTAAGTCCTGAGCGTCAAGCAGTAGATGAGTTTGCGGAAGACCAAGAGTTTACCCGTATAGCTAATGATATAGAGTACATGAATACTCTATCCGATACTGAACGTCAGTGTGTCCTACGATGGGCAGAAGTAGAAGCTCTACGTGAGCACTACCTTGAATTTGAGGACTTCCTCTACGATTGTATGACTGAGCTTATGGGCTTCCAATGTACTGAACTACAAATAGACATTGGTGAATTTCTACAATCGGACGTGCAATATGGTATGGTTCAAGCGCAGAGATCACAAGCAAAGAGTACAATCGTAGCGATGTTCGCTGTATGGCAACTAATACATGACTGTAAACACAGAATACTAGTGGTATCAGCAGGTAGTGAAGTTGCAGCAGAGATTGCTAACTGGATTATCCAGATAATTATGAGTTGGGACATGTTAGAGTGTCTACGACCAGACCGCCAACATGGTGATAGAGCTTCAAGTAAAGCTTTTGATATCAATTGGCAGTTAAAAGGTGCTGAGAAGTCCCCTTCGATTGCGTGTATAGGTATAACAGCCAATATGCAAGGTCGAAGGGCTGACTTACTAATACCAGATGATATAGAATCATCAAAGAACGGGACCACAGAAACGCAAAGGGCGGCTCTTGAACATTTATCGAAGGATTTTACCTCTATCTGTCAAAAGGGCCGTATTTTGTATATGGGAACGCCTCAAACGGTAGATTCGATATATAATAATCTCCCTTCCCGTGGTTATGTTATCCGTGTTTGGACAGGACGAGTACCTACCAACGAGGAAGCAAAACACTACGGTGAGACGTTAGCACCGTACGTACGTGCTATGATGGACGTCCCGAAGAACCAGATAGGTGGTGGAGTAGATGGCACACGAGGTGTACCTACTGACCCAGTACTACTGAATGAACAAGCGTTAACTGATAAAGAGCTCGACCAAGGAACAGCTTACTTTAACTTACAGCACATGCTCAACACTGAGCTGTCAGATGCACTAAGACATCCTTTGAAGTCTAAGAATCTAGTAGTAATGAACTTTGGTATGGACAAGGCCCCAGGCGAGATAACATGGATGCCTAGTCCACAGAACCTTATAGCATGTGATGGTAAGTTCACATCTAAACCACAGTTCTATAGACCATTCCAGATATCAGCAGAACTATATGAGTTTGAAGGTAAACACATGTACGTGGATACAGCTGGTGGTGGTGAGAATGGTGATGAAACTGTAGCAGCAGTGACATACCATCTACATGGTTATATATTCCTAGCAGAGATATTAAAGCTGCCTGGAGGCTATAGCCCTGAGTACTACCAACAACTATCAGAGTTGTCATTAAGGCATAGAGTTAATAGTATAGAGGTAGAGAAAAACTTCGGCTACGGTGCATTTGCAGCAGCTTGGCGAACTATACTTCATAGTACATACGAGAAAGCAGACCTGAAAATGTGTCCTGCTATCGAAGATGTATGGGAGAGTGGTCAGAAAGAGCTACGTATAATAGACGTACTAGAACCAGTAATGGCGCGACACCGCCTTATCATCCATGAGGATATAATCCAATACGATGTAGATAGTGTCACAAGATACCCTATAGACCAACGTGAATCGTATAAGTTCTTCCACCAAATGGCTAAGATTAGTCGTGAACGTGGTAGCTTAATACATGACGATAGTTTAGATGCAGTAGCAGGTTCAGTCCGGCACTGGGTTGAGATGTTAGCCATAGATGAACATAAACGTATGTCTCAGAAGGAAACTGACGAGAACGTAGGCTTTATGGCTTTATGGGGCGCAGATATAGGGAACACACACGGTTGTCTAGGACTATCATCAGATAGATTCTCTAAGACAGCTAAACAAAACCACAAGTTCAGAAGGAACAAATAAGATGGCTTATAAATCATTCTTAGAAATAACCGATATGCCTACAGATAAGTTGCAGGCACTAGGTAAACTCCGCACTGTTTTAGTGGCTACTTTCAATAAAGCACGCGAGCATACACATCGTATGGCGTTACTGAAAGCCGTTATTAAATTCATGCACACAAAGATCGTTGAGTTCGAGAAAGAACAAGAGAAGTTAGAAGCTCTAGTTAAAGAAGCAACGAAGACAGTAAAGACAGTAACTAAAGCACAGGAAACTAAATAATGGCTAACCCATTCAACATCCCAGAACGTACAATCGAACAGGTAGCAACTGCTACTAACTCCCTAAATGTAGTAGGTGGCGTAGATGGTCGCTTATCTGTATACCAACCATTAGTAGTAATCGTAACAGATCATGAAGATGCTTTAACACCTACATGGCCTGATAACACAGGTACACCAGAAGATGAGAAAGAGTTAGACCGTACCTCGGTTATCTTTGTATCTAAACGTCATGGTGAGCCTTGGACTAAAGGTGCATTGAAGGACATTGGTTTGAAGCATATACTACATACTCCTACTACTACCATTGCAGGTATGGGTAAAGATGCTACAGTGGTCTTCCCTGACTACGACTACTCTACCTTCGAGTAAGATAGTTTAACTTGTGTAGTCGTCCACTGGACGGTTACATAGGTTGTATAAGGTTGTAGTGAGTAATAGTGAGTAATAGTGAGTAATAGTGAGTAATAGTGAGTTACCACAGATTAACCAAAATATTAAAAACAGGTAACAAGTTTGTGGGGGCACTCCCTCCAAGATTTCCCCCCTATATTCCCCCAATGGGGGTATCTCTTAGCAGCAGAGGGCTGTCATTATTCATGATGAAGGCAATTGCATTCCCAATGCTTAGAGACAGGTCAAGGGAACGCTCAAGCCGCGTGGCTCTCATGCCAAACGGTGATGAGGGCACCTACACTGTTGTCGCTGACGCTCCGTAAGGGCTTCACGTCATATCCCTACAAAGAGACGTAGTGAATGACAGGGTAATAAGTTCGCAGGCTCACCTATAACACGGTGAAGCTGTGTTACTTAGCTCGGCAAAGAGACGCCTCGCCTAAAGACTAGCGGTGATGGTGATGCACAGGCTTACATCCCTTGATATGTCTTTTTCGTTTTATAAGATATATGTGTGTAACATGTGTTTGTATGTGGTTACATGTGTGTAGTATGTGTATTGTATTGTTCTACCTTTGTTATACCTCTTTTCTATGGTGTAATCTTTTGTAGCATCCATGTAGCAATATGCAGAATATCGCTTAAAAGAGAAAAATCCACGGCTATTCTTTATATTATAGGGAGCCAAATGCAAATAAAATTATCCGAGTAGGTAGAGGTGAGGTAGTATGTCATTACAAGACTTCGAGCGTAGAATGTTACGTCTTAAAGGTGTTAAGTTACCTGCTGCTGGTTTAATTACCACTAAGCACTCTAGTTATGGTCGTAAGGCTATAGTTATCAATAACACTCATGCAGGTAGTATACTTGCTGAAATAGATCAAGAGTACATAGTTGATGATGCACTAGATGATATAATAACAGGTGTTGTTAGATCATTTGATGTTGCTAATACACATAAAGGTACTAAGCTTAATGTGGCTGTTGTTAGGAGTATGTTACATAAACTTCCTATGATTAGTTCATTGGCTATTGAGGAGAATTATGGTTATGGTCGTGCACAAGCTAAGCGTTATGCTCAAGCATTGCGGCTAGTTATACAATTCAGAGACAGGCATGTTGTTAGATGTGCTTTAAATTCATTAAGTAAGTATGCGGGGTAAATCATGTATATAGTTAATAAAGATGGTACAGTTACATTCCTAAAGTAACAATCATGCGGGGAGGTCAAAAGACTAACTCGCCCATAAGTACTGCGTACGTTATTCCTACGCTCGTACTTACAAGATTAAGTTCAAGCCATTAGTTCAAAAGATAAGTGAACAAGCAGCACGTCGCGTAAAAGAGACTACGCTCAGCTTCAAGATGAAGACATGTTTAGCAGGACGAAGGTATATGCGCTACGCTTACTTAGTACAAGTGCAGTTTATCATGCTTCGCATAAGGTCAATTTATTTCATATAAGTAGAATATAGTTATGGACATACTACAAGATAGGAGTATAATTATCTAATCAGCTAGGCAATTAGGCAAAGTTGATAAGGAGTAATATGTTTTTATACAAAGGTCAATACTTCGCAAGTTTACAAACAATCTACTACATCGCTGTCGATGAAACTCTACTTATAAAAGGCGCTTAATCATGTTAAACACTATAAACAACCCAATAACTAAACTTTTCGCAGCAATACAAAACGCTGTTAATGATAACGCAGCTTGTGAAACAGCAGAACAAGAACGCGCCTATATGGTTGCCGGTGGTAAAGAACGTGTTTATCTACAACAACTTGCAACGCGCTTAACTGGTAACTTACTAAAACGCCTTACTTCTTGCGTGATAGAAGATCAAACAATTACAGTATTCCCTGACGGTATGAAAACCAGCAAGGGCAAAGAACAAAACTTAAACGCTTCAATTTATATGGTTGCTTGTTACTCGGTTATAATGTCAGGTTATACTAGTGCAAATATATTGCATACTGCCCTAGAAAACTGGATAGATGAAGATAGTATAATAATAGAGCCAGAGCTTAATTATGAGCAAGTATCAAAAGCTATAATAATACAGTTCATTAAGGACGGTATAATATCGAAAGACTTAGAAGATGGTCAGACAGAGGATGGCCAACGCTTCCAAGGTCACGCCACAACAGCAGAAATTCAAGAGCTACGTATTAACACAATGGTTAATTTGTGGGATAATGCTACGCCTAAAATGAAGCCAATGTTACATAAGTTAACATGGTCGATTGATGGAACATGTGAACTACAAAACTTCACATTTAAAGAACAAGTACAACAGCCTTTTGTTGATGCCTTAAATAGAATGGGTCACACTGGCTATAAGTTAAACGGTGCAATACGCGCACAAATCAAGCGTAAACTAAAGCGCAACGAATACCC